ACAAGACTACAAAGAACATCTGGATACCCTCGTTGAAAAGAAAATCATCAGTGGTTTCACAAATAACAGTACAACTGAGAATGTGGATTTCTTGATCCAAGACTACAATGGTAAAGATGCTATTAAGGATCTCAAGCTTCAAAAGACTTTCCGAACCTCAAACATGCACCTGTTCCACCCTACCCGAGGTATCCACAAGTATGAAACCCCTGAGATGATTCTGAAAGACTTCATAACCCTTCGTCGTGAATATTATGATAAGCGAAAAGAGTATCTAATCAAGGTTCTTGAGGCTAAATCTAAGATGTGTGACTACAAGTCTCGCTTTGTGTCTATGGTCATCAACGGTGAAATCGTAGTATTCCGTCGTAAAAAGCAGGATCTTGAGAACCAATTGTCTGGTCTGTTCCCAGAAGTAAATGGAAGCTATGACTACCTTCTAAACATCAAGACAGTTCAGTACACGGACGAGAGTGTCAGAGAGCTTTTGGCGCAGTCCAAACAGGCAAAGAAGGAACTTGAAATTATGAAGTCTACTTCTCCTATGACAATGTGGAAGAATGATATTAAAAATATGTGAGCAGTAAGTAGATATGGGGGAAGCTTCTAAGATAGCTCTTAGTGCTATTGGAATGCAGGATACACACCTACTTTCCGATAACCCCGAAAAATCATTCTTCAATCCATCATATCAACAACATTCACAATTTCGTAAATATCATAATGTACATCGTGTAATTAAAAATGGTAATAAAACGACATGGCCATTCGGAGAAACGATCAAAGTTACTCTTAATCCACAAAGTATGGGAGATCTACTTACAAATTTATGGATACATGTTGATTTACCTAAATGGACAAGTGATATTACTTTCACACCGGGAATTGGACAACAAGCAGAACTATATATATTTGGGATGACTCTACAAGAAAGTGGATCAGCTTCATACAACTCCACAGGCGTCGCGTATGCTACCTACGATCTATTTTGGGCAGCGATGATAGCGGCAGGGGATCCAGGTCCGGGAGCTCCAAATGCTCAATTCTGGATGTTTATTGTAATGGACTATGCTTATAATAATTACCCACAAGATTTTACTTGGTATGAATTTCGTAGATACTACGAATGGAGACAGTTTGATATTCCTGGTACAGATTCTCAAACGTTAACGGATTTGTATGGTACAAGCCTTTACTTCGGGGCACCACCTCACCTACTTGTTCCAGCTGAAATGGGTAGCTGGGGTTGGGATGTGCAACTATTAGGTAGAAAAATAATAAAAAGTGTTAAGTTTATCGTAGATGACCAAGTATTAGAAGAGATAACCGCAGACTGGTGTATTATTTATGATAACATGTACCAAACGGAATCCCAAAAATATACTGCAAACAGCGCATATAACAGAAACATAGTGGGCGCCAGTTATGGATACGAGCGGAACGCTGGAAATTCTGAATCTAGAAATAATCTTTTTATTCACATCCCATTCTTCTTTTCCCAGAGTTATGCCGGAGATGTATACTCGGATAATAAACAAAATAAAACCCCGTTCCCATTATGTGCAATTCATAAACAGAAAATTATGCTTGAAATTGATTTTTTTAAACAGTCATTTTTTACTAACAATTATCCCGACTATCTCGGTATCGGCGGTGATATTGGGAGAGGACCCGCACCCCCACCACCAGCTAAAACGATGTTAGATTTTAATATTATAACGGAAGAGATTACACTTTCTAATGAAGAGTCTTTGTTTTTCAAAACTAATAATAGAGAAATTATTTATGATTTTGTGAATAAACATTCATCTATGCAATTAGAAACAAATATAGGTAAACGATCATTTGAAATACAATTAGAGCCATCTATACCCGTAAAATGTTTTCATTGGTTTTATAGGTACAAAGGATACGAAGACGAAGATGAATATAGACATATAGAAACTCCTCATACACGGTCTTTCTACAGAGCTTTCATAACATCAAATAGGTTTAATTTTACTAAAGCACAATATGATGCAGGTAATAAGATAAGCACATCACCACACATTTTAAAAAATGCATATTTTTCGTTGAATGGTGAACGTTTCCCGAATATATCTAACATCACATACGAATACTTTTACAACTACATCCCTATGCAATCTAAGTTATCTACATCGGGTAATGTAGTTGAAAGTAGATATCCAACACCTATAGGTGCTTACAGATTCAATTACGTATACTCTTATAATTTTGCGATGTATCCTAAAAGTACAATGCCTTCGGGATTTCTTGATTTTTCAAGGCTAAACTCTGATAAAACTAAACTTCATTTTGAATTAAATGACGATTTAGACCTCCTACATGGGGGTAATGGATCATCCGCTTCGCCTTCTCGTTTAGTTAACCCTGAATATAACTTTCATTTATACTATACAGGTTTTCGGGTTCTTAGATTTAACAATGGTTTTGTGTCAATTACTTGAAATAAAATCTACAAAATAAACAGGGATTAAGTCATGTCCGGTAAATTACAACTAGCTATATCAGGACTACAAAATGAGTTTATATCAGGTAAACCAACATTTTCTCATTTTTTGTCTGCTTTTAAAAAGCATACAAAATTTGCCTTTAATGTAAACGAATTCCCATTAGTAAATGCCAAAATAGGTGAAGAAACTCAATGTATTATACCAGTGGATTCCGGTGACTTAATCAGTACATTAACACTAAGATGGAAGATGTATTTTAAATCTTCAATAAGTTACGACGATGCCCAGTACGACCCGTACCGAAACGGTGCCCAACCATTTCACAACAATATTGGTATACACGGAATAGATTACGCAGAACTTTATATTGGTGGAAAACTTATAGAGCGAATAACGGGTGATTGGATTTACTTATACCACTCGTTTAATACAGCCGATTATGTCTTTAATGATTCTATTCTTTACCAAACTCAGGCCGTTCGTACCAATCCATACTTTATTCGTTATAAACTTCCAGGTACTGAATCGGTATTCGACGCAGCGAGCGGATCCCATATATGGACTTTACAACCAATGCATATTGACTTACCGTTTTATTTTTACAACAATTTATCGGCATCCATATTAGCGTGTAAACTAACTAAACAAAACTGTTATGTAAAAATCAAGTTTAAGTCTCGTGATGAAATAATACCCAGCTATATGAAAGCAAATGTAATAGATACAAACATAGAATCGGCTTCAATATTAACAAAATACACATTTTTGGGTGACGATGAACTAAACTATTTGAAATCACGACCAATTAAACAATTAATAACACAAACTCAGTTACAGAAATACAAGATACCCTACGACCCATCGATCCCACAGGCGTTCAAGAGAAATCTAGAAATACCACTAACGCTACATAATCCGATTAAAATTGTTCACTTTTTCATAAAGCGCGAGCTCGGAGACGATGGACTTGCATCCGGGTTGCCGCAGACCATTCAATTTAAGTCGGCAGGAATTAAATTTAATGGTAATTTCTTGTTTAATGATTCATACGCTAAATCAGTGTATGATAATAGATTCAAGAATTCTGTATCTTATGGAACCGCTCGTATCGGTAGTTACTCCTTTGCATTATACCCTACTAGTAATGAACCATCGGGTCACTTAAACCTAAATCGTATAATTGACAAGACATTTGTAATGGACCAGGCACCTGGGCACGACGGAGGGGTACTTAACATTTACGGTACATGTTACAACATGATGGTATACTCACATGGTTTGTGTGGCTTAAAATATTAAGAACATAGTAGGATATGGCTGGTCGTGTTCAAATATTAGCAAAGGGTCACGTGAGTGATCAATTATTAAATAACCCGTCATTTTCGTTTTTTACAAAAAAAATCAGTAAATACACGAATTGGTCAGATGAAACATTTAAAATGACTTTTAATAAAGACATCCATACAGACGATTTCATTGATGCTACAATTCCAGCAAAATACGGTGACGTACTCAAGGGAGTAACATTATCATTTAAAATTGAGGAGTTTGATGCACTTACCTTGTTTGACCCAGGGTTTAGCTCAAATATGAACAATGTATCCTTAATTGAAAAATTTGGGGTTTCCGTTATCGACTATGTTGAACTATCTTTAGGAGATCAACTAATTGATCAGGTGACTGGACACGATATATTTATTTATAACGAACTACATACACCCCAATCACAACACGGAAACTTAGATTCTTTACAAGGTGATCATTTCGTTTCTTCATATGGTTATGGAACATATGTACAAGAATGGCTTGATGGTCAACATCAAATTAGTGAGACTCTGTCGGATTCGCAAAGCAGAGAATATAGAATACATATCCCGTTTTATTTTCACAATCGGCCTAAACATGGATTTCCTCTATACGCTGTTAATAAACAAGAACTTAAACTTCGCATAAAACTAAGACCTGCACGAGATCTTTTGTTTATAAAGGGCTCCTACGGCGCTCCCGGGATAAATGTACCACAGGATGGTATCTGGGATGCTATAGCTAATAGGCAGATTATAGGAAATTTTAAACTAGATGATTTTACAGTTGATTTGGATTTAGTGCACTTAGATAAGACTGAACGTTGTAAGTTACAATCCAAACCATTTAACATGTTAATAGAGCAACATCAATACAATAAATTTTATATTGAACCACGTTCTAAATACGGAGAATTTAAACTAGATTTTAAAAATCCAATAAAAGAGATGTATTTCATAGCAAAAAATGACCGACCCGAACTAGATGAACCAACTTTCTCTAACAATTTGAATCAAATACGTAGTATTCCGTCTTTCGGTGGTGCGTATGCGTCCAATTTCTCTGGATGGCGAGCTGATGTTGCATATGCTAAAAAGCCTGTTCCTTTATTATATTCACAACAGGACTTGGTAACCTTAGAATGTGACGGTGTAAAAATTCTAAACGAAATCACGGGTAACAGTAAATTTCTAGCGTACTCTATTCCACATGTATATCATAAAAGGTCACCTGTAGGTCGTCGTATAAATGTTTACAGTTTCGCTTTACAACCAGATAAATTGGAGCCAAGTGGACATTTAGATTTCAGTGTAATAAAAGATGCAAAATTAACAATGTCATTAGCTCGTGATGGTTCTTTCGGACCATCAACAGCGAGTCTTCAGGTCGCGAGTGGTTATTCTCCACTATATTTTTTTAAAGAGGTAAGAGTCATAGCCAAAAGTTATAACGTCATTCATTTTGAAAATGGTACAGGAAAGATACTGTTTTAGTTTCTCGATAGTTTCGGGTAGTGTGAAACTATGGGGAATTACTTGTTAAACAGTGACGTCCTATTATCCTTGATGTAGTCATAAATATTATTTTTTATAACCCATTTGATGAAGTTCAATTGTGCCAAGGTCGTATGAATTTCATGAGATGTACCGGGAACTGTGTAAGGAAACTTCTCAGATCTACAAAATGGATCAAAGAGTTTCTTAGAGTACCCATCCAAACTGGATTTGTACGCGTAGTGTACAGTAAATATTTTACCATCACTCGTCTTGTATGATGTGTGGTTCTTCTTGGCGTAATTAGTGATGAACCACTCGAGATTTCTCAGTGAAATGCCACCAGTTTTATCTAGTATATTCATTAACCTTGATCGGTTGTCTTCTTCGTTGTAAAAGTTATTTATTGATGTTAGCAGAATATCGGATTTACTCATTATTTAATAAGGAGTCTAAATCTATAAGCCTATTCGTTGAAAGTGATCTTTCACATGCTGGACACCCCACAACGTTTCTAAGACCGGGGCCGTGGGTGTGACCATTGAAAGTCTCATGAAATCTTTGTTTAATTTTTTGACCTTGTTTTTGATGCTTACCACAATATCCATTCTCACCAGCCTTGAAAGTACACCTAGTACCGTCAGGTTTTGTACCCATACATGTAGCTGTAGCGGATACCTTTGGAACGTGCTTCAAAAGCTGTATCAAAGGGATCTGGTATTTTTTTGAAATCGTTTCCGCGAATGATGTTATGGTGAGATCTATTCGCAGTTTGATTTCCTCTTCTAGTATATCGTTAATCTTTTCATTGAAACTCATCACTTACTTATCTCTTGTTCGTATTTTTTAAATATGTCTTCAACACTTTCTTCTCGTTGAACACGAGCATTTTTTATACGATCTTTTAGATCCGTGATTTTACCTTCAAAATCTAGACCAAGTCTTTTACATTCCTCTATCAAATCAACTTTCTTCATAGTGCTGAGAGCAGGTTCACGCTTCTTTGGTGGTGGCTTACATTGGGTAATCAACTCACCAAATATTTCCTGCTTCGTGTTATCGAATAGTGGATCAAGTAGATCACACACAGGATTTAAAAATTTATTGATGAAGTAATATTTATAATCAATTGGGAGGTTTTGCTCTTCAACGTATTTTGGATCCTCGGATTTTTCAAAAGCCTTAGCTTTAGGGTCACCCGTGTTTACAAGTAGATATGGAACACGGTCACCAGATTGTGGTTCAGACCCCGGTTTACGTTGCCTCATCTTATTAACAACCTGAACATGTGCTTGATTGATATTACAGCTCTCGGGACTTGTTATAGATACGGATTGTCCAGAAACCTTATAACTATCTGATAAGGATTGACTCAAAACCAATTTCTCGTTTGGAACATCACCTGAAAGGAGTTCAACTGCGCGCTCTTTCGCAAGCTCTTTTGGTGGTCCGGTGTCACTTGAAGTCAGTACAACATCTAGGAGTTCCTTACACACCTCCCTAACGTGGGGTGTATTATCTCTACGAACAACTTGGAGTCCCTTAATATCAATGTAGTCCATATGCATCTGGTCATCTTTTCCCTTCGTCCACAATTTGGCAGCGTAACGTTTCTTTGAGTACAGGAAATAAGGCCAATACACCTTTTCCAATTCAAGATTGTTAGGCTTCTTAAAAAGAGCTGAGCACTCTTCGGCAGCTCTCTCACCAATCTCCCAGCTGTACTTAACAGCTTCCTCACCTGTGCGATCACCCACATCAAATTCAACCATGACTGAATCCGTGTCGCCATATCTCACTTTTGAACCTGGGAAGTTTTTCTCAACGTAATTCTTAGTCTCTTCAATCATTGCGCGACCCCTAAATGTTGTAGTAGACGCAATAGGTACACACGGAAGAATACCCTTACCAGCTCCTGTAAACCCGTAGACTGAGTTCATACTAATTTTGTAGGCCAACTGTTTACCATTATAGACCTCCTTCATATAACCTGTCGCAGCTGCCATATCCTTCTTAGCCTTTTTACGGAACTGCTTAAGCTCTAGAAGGATAGCCGGTAAGAGGCTAGGAACATCTTGCGCAAACTTGTAAGTCTTTACACCAATCTTGA